TATGCAAAGCAGAAATTAAACGACACGAGGGCGAAGTCCTAGAAATCTATAACGACAGTTTAGGTTATAAGACTCTAGGAGTTGGTCATCTATGTCAGCCACAAGACCCTGAATACAACTGGGATATTGGTACACCCGTATCTCAAAAGATTGTAGACAGGTATTACATGATAGACTTTGATCGGCACTATGCTGAAGCAGTACATGTGTTTGGAAACAAAACAGATTTTAATAATCTTCCAGAAGATATCCAGCGTGTGCTAGTCAACATGTGTTTTAATCTAGGTGGTACAAGACTTTCAAAGTTTCGTAACATGCTACAGGCTTGTCGACAACATGATTGGCAAGAAATGGCTGCACAAATGCAAGATAGCAGGTGGTTTGGTCAAGTAGGCAGAAGAAGCTGGGAATTACAACAGCTAGTACTTAGTCAAAATAGTGGTATTTAAATGTTATTATACACAGAAAAACAATTAGATGTTGCATATCGTATAGACTGTAAAGCTCGTACGCTTTCTAATGAACCTTGGGTTCAACGTGAAGATTTTAGACCTTTGTATGAGGAGTTGCTTGAAGCTTATATGATAGCGTACAGTGAAGATGATATATTAGGAGCAGACATACCTGAGTATTTAATAAACTCAGTAAATGATTTGCTTGAATCAACCATAACTTTAGATACATAATGTTTCCATTTGAAATTATAACAATGCTTGGGTCTACTTTAATTAGTAGTTTATTAAGCCTATGGTCTCAAAGATTAAAAGCTAAACAAGACGAACAAAAAATGTTGATTACTCGTGGTGAGTTTCAACTCAAAGCTGTAGATGCTGCAAGAAACGTAGACAACGTAGGCTTTCAATGGACAAGACGTATCATTGCACTATCATCTATCTTTGCAATCGTTATACTACCTAAACTGGTAGCAGTATATTATCCTGATGTAGATGTAACCGTAGGGTATACATTGTTTCATCCGGGATTTCTGTTCTTTACAGACGGTAGAGAAGTATTTGAATGGGTAACTTTTCAAGGCTTGGTAATAACACAGCTAGATACCAATTTAGTTTCAGCTATTATTGGTATGTATTTCGGTGGCAGTTTAGTTAAAAAATAGGATAGGAAAATGAGTAATGGAGCATACCCACCCCACGGTGGTTTTAGTGGAGACATGGATAGAAACGAGGTCGAGATTGACCTACAAAAATTCATGGCTTTGCTTCAAGAAAAGTCCGAATTAAAAGAAAGGATACGAGAGTTAGAGGATATTAAAAACGATAACCCTTATCAAAAATTAATATTTATAGCACAGGCTATTGATAGTTGGAGAATTATACCTCGTGCCTTTTTAAGTGTGTATATGTATTTATTATACTATACTACATTTTGGTTCATGGATTTAGCAGACCCAACCATGCAACAGTCAGGGTTAATATCAGTAGTAGTAGGGGCAGGAGCAGCTTGGTTTGGTCTCTATACAAATTCATCTAAGTCTAAAGGAGACTTTTCAAAAGGAGGACAGTAATGTTTACAAGACGTAAGTTAAATCAAGATTTTTTCGGACCATTAATTATATTAAGTTTATTAACAATGTCGTTTGCTGCAAGTGCTGACCAAACAGGAAACTGTACTTCAGGTACACAGTATTGTGAAGACAACGGATTGACTACTATTAATACTACGGTGACTACTAATACTAACACCAATAATAATACTAATAACAATACCAACACAAACACTAATACAAATAGTAATACTAATAATAATACTAATGTAAATACAAATACCAATACCAATACATCAACTAACAATAATAACAATGTTAATACATCAACTAATACAAATAACAACGTTAATACTTCCACATCTACAAACAGTAATACCAATAATAATAACAACGTCAACACATCTACTTCGACATCTAATTCTACTGTAAACTCTACAGTAAATCAGAATGTAAACAACACAAGTAATTCTACTAGTAACAATACAAATACTAATAATAATACTAACGTTAATCAATCTACCTCAGACTCTAATGTGACTACGGACAACACGAATACTAATAACAACAATACTAAGTCCAATAACACTAACAGGAATATTAACGAGTCTAACTCTACACAAACAATCAATCAGAATGTACGTAGCAAAGCACCTCCTGCTTCTGCTATAGCTCCTAGTATTATGTCTTACTCTCAAGACCTCTGTACGGTAGGACGTTCTGGTGCCTTTCAAGGGCAAGTATTTGGGTTCTCTACAGGAGCTACTGTAACTGACGAGAACTGTGAACGCTTAAAACTTTCCAAGTATCTGTACGATACTGGTATGAAAGTTGCTTCAGTGTCTATACTTTGTCAAGACCCGAGAGTATTTAAAGCTATGGAAATGGCTGGTACTCCTTGCCCTTACCAAGGTAAAATTGGTAAAGAAGCATCAATGGCTTGGGCAGATAACGCTTCAAGAAGACCAGATGTAAAAGACCAAGAAAAACTTTTTATACAGCAATGTACACACGACAGAAATCCTAACAGGGACAAGATAAACAAAGATGTAGTAGGTGCCGTTAAAGTTTTATACACAACCAAAACAAAAACAAAGAGACAGTGTAAGAAAGAATTTTATAGAACTCAATAAGACTCATGGGTGAGTACTTTAAAGTTTTACTTGGGTTATCTTTATTAAGTTTGCTAGGTTTATCTAATTCTACATGTGCAGAATATATCTACGAAGGCAACCAGTCTTTAATAGACCTTACTAATCAATCAGGTACAACCAATCTAAACTCCGGAGACGACCAAGTATCTAATGCTTTTGGTCTAGGTTTTAATTTTGATTTTTATAATCAGACATTTAACTCTGCTAGAATGGCTACTAACGGCTGCCTTCACTTTAAAACTTCCGGTGCTTACTGTAGCGATTACACACCAGACCCTTTAGCTAATCAGTATACCTACACTATGCTACCTTTTTGGACTGACTTAATACGAGATAACAATTCCAAAATGTTAGCTAAAAGTTTTAGTGATAAGACAGTTTTTGGTTGGTATGATATGCGTGAGTACTACCGTAATTCTGATAACAGTTTTGAGGTTATACTATGGACTAACGACACCTTTGAATATAGATATGGTGCATTAGATATAATTAATCACGATGTTTTAATTGGTGAAGTAGGTAGTGGTAGCTCTGAAGTCTATCAATATTTATATCACGATGAATGTAACACAGGCTCTACTAACTCTAGTAGCTGTGTAAAAACTAATTGGAACGACACCTCATCTAATACTTTGTTAGAAAGTGGTGGTTCGTTATATGGTACAGGTAGTGGTAATAGTCTTGACTGTAGTAATCCTCTAAACAATTCAAATTGTTCAGGGTATGAAGCAGCTTATCAAACTCAACAGTGTGATATAGACCAGTTATATTCTGAGTCATGTCCTTACTATTGGGAAGCTTATGACGACCTTCAATGTAACCTAGACCCACAATACGGACCCTTCTGTCAAGGCTATAGACAACAAGATTCAGTGGCTTACTTTGAAGAAGAGATTGACTACGGTTACCAAGAAGAGTATGACATGTATGACACTTTTGAAGAGCCAGAAGTCTTTGAAGAGTATACCTTTGAACTTGAGTATGACTTTTTTGAAGAGCCTGAGTATGTATATGAAGAAGAGATAATCTTTGAACAGATGTTTTCTCGTGAAGAATACTACGAACCTTTTGAAATTATGCAAGACTTACCTATGCAAGAAGAAGAAATCTTTATGCCGATGGAAGAGTTATTGATTGATGAGTTCATCTTTCAAGAAACATTTCTTGTAGAAGACTATGCAGAACCAAACACGTTTATAGAATTAGAAACTATTGAAGAACTGGAGGAATGGTTTGAGGAAGAGACAAGGATGGAAGAAGAACTTGCGTATGCAGAGGAGCCGGAAGAAGAATTTATTGAAGAGGTCTTTGAAGAAGAAGCTGTAGAAGAAGTCTTTGAAGAGATAGCAGAGATGCGTGAGGAGATGGAAGAAGAACGTATAGCTGAAGTAGAAGAAGAAAGACAAGAAGAATTACAAGAAGAAGAACTTGTCGTATCAGTAGAGGGTAAGAGTTCAATAAGTAGAGAAATGGCACTGAACGTTATCTCCTCTACTCTAAACACAGCCCAAGCTAGTGTTAGTGGAACTACATCAGGTAATTCTGTACACGCCACAGGTGGCACGACAGGAGCTTCTAGCGTATCATCGTCTAGTTCTAGTGGTGGTATGAGTACAAGTAACTCACCTAGTATGTCAGCACAGTTTGCATCTTCTACTGCACAGAACAACCAAGTATTAGATATGAGTACAAGCTTTAGTGTTAGTAACTCTACAAGCTCTGTAAGCGTTGAAGCTGAGACAGTTGAAACAACGAGTGTCGTAGTCAGTGTAACGCCTACTCAAACTTTACAAAGTCAAATAGATGTGTCAGTCTCAACAGATGCATCAACTACAGAGACAGAACAAACTGTAGCCAACGTTATTGCACAGAACTTACAAGCAGCTCAAGATGATGTGGAAGCTAAACAAGAAGAGACAGGAGAGTACGGGTCAGAAAATACTATCATAGCTTACATGGGGTTTGTTCCTAACTTTAATAATTATAGATTAGTTACAATGCCAGATCAAGAAACATGGTATGAACCTAAAGATATTTATGCCAACAATATGTTGTCAGATAACATCGAAGGCTTTTATCAAATGGCAGGAGAGAGTTTAAACACCCTGATTGAAATGAGATCATTACAACCACCATTATAATATGAAAATACCACAACAGCCAAGCTTGTTATTAAATAAACCAAGAGATGCATCACCCGAAGAAGCTTTACACTGGCAAGAAACTGACTTAAACTGGTGGGCAGATAGACAATTAAAGATTGTAGCTATCATGTCAGGTGTGCAGGTAGGTGTGTTTCTTTTTATGATTCTATCTTTTTACACAATATCATTAGGATTAGATGGCGTACTCAAGTAAAGTTGTAGATAGATTTGAAGGGGTATTAAAAAACCCTGAGAAATATTCAGTAGGTAGATTTGATCCAAAGGATTTAGATGTGGGTACTGGAATGGTAGGTGCACCGGCTTGTGGTGATGTAATGAAGCTGCAAATTAAATGTACCCTACAAGGCAATCAACATATCATTAGTGATGTCAAGTTTAAAACATATGGATGTGGGTCAGCAATAGCATCCAGCACTATGTTTGTTGATATGCTAAAAGGAAAGACTATAGAAGAAGCTTGTCAGATAAAAGATAAAGACATAGCCGAAGCATTAGAGTTACCACCTATCAAGTTACATTGTAGTGTGTTAGCAGAGGACAGTATAAAACAAGCCATCAAGGATTGGCAACAAAAACAAAACGGAGAATATTATGGATTGGTTACAAAATAGAACAACACAGTTTATTGCGTTAGCAGGTATCATTGGTACACTGGCTGGGTTTGGTTACACTGGGGCAACCTATGTAAATAGGATTGAGAACTTAGAAACTAAAGCTAGACAAGCTAAAGAAACTGAGCAAGGAGTAGATGAGGTTATCAATAGAATTGAAGCGTTAGAAACATCAGTAGAATATATTAATAAAACTATTGATGAAACTATCTTACTTAAAATAAATAACCTCGAGTCTATCAGGTCTGATATGTCAGGTATGAAAGCTGATATAGAAAGCGTTAAGACTGATATAAAAATATTTAAAGAAGAAAATAATAATCCTTTAGCCGGTTAATCTTTTAATACTCTAGCGTTAAGATGAGCTTCAAGTTCGTTGTGAATCTTATCTAACTTAGCTGTAGTCTCACGCATTATAGTAGCTAGAGTACTATACTCTTCTGTTGTAAAAAACTTTTTAAGTTCTTTTATATCTGTGCTGGTTCTTTCGGTAACAAGCTTACCTGTCAAATCAAAAAACAAACTGTAACCTATAAGCTTTGCTTCGGTGCGTTTAGTTCTCATCACCCACCTTTGCAAATGTAATTTTATCTTGTCTACCACGTAGTCCTGCTTTCATGTAAGAGGTTGCACGACCTTCAAAGAAGTTCTGATGTTCAACACCCATGACTTCATCTAACCACCCTAGAGGATTCTCTCGTTGGTCGTAGTTAGTTTTTAATCCAAGCTGTAG